CATGAGAGGCAAGGTAAAGCCAGCGTACTTAACTAATCCATCTGTTATTGGAACCAACACTGCTTGGGATACTGATGAGCATGACTGGGAAATTAACTATCCAATTCCTGTAAATATTGATTACCAAATTACCTCATACTCTCGTCAGCCACGTCATGATCGTCAAATTTTATCTCAACTGTTATTTACAAAAGTTCCATTACGGTTTGCTGTGTTAAACACAGGACCAAATACTGTATTTGGAACTACTCGTCGTTTAGACGTTCTTGATATATCTAAGAGAGATATTACTGAACAAGGAAAACGACTGTTTGTAAATGCTATGACAGTTCGTGTCTCTTCTGAGATTGCGCCTGAAACATATAACAATCTGTACAAAGTGTTGCAAATAAACGTCACAGGTACAACTGGAAGTCAGACCCTTGGTCGCTCTCAGTTCACTACCATCGATACGTACACTCAATCGGCACCATAAGGTCCCTCCCCCAAACTAGTTAGGAGAAAAAATGGCTTATAGCCGTCCAGGTGTTTACATAAGTGAACGCCTACTACCACCAGTACTCCCAAGTGGAGTTACTGCAAATGCTGCTGGCGCAGTTGTTGCACCTTTTGCACAAGGCCCAGAAACAGTAACCCTTGTTAATTCTTGGTATGAATTTACCAAGTACTTCGGAGGTTACAACGCAACCTATCCAGCCACCTTCCAGGTTGGCTCATTCTTTGCAAATGGCGGACGTGAACTGTATGTTCAACGTCTACTTGCGGCTAACGCTGTTGCTGCTTCTAGAAACTTAACAGATGGTGGCGGTGCAACTGCTGCGACTGTTACTTCAAAGAATGCTGGAACAGACGGTAACAACCTTCGTGTTGTATTAACTGCTGGTCAAGTTGCAAGCACTTATACACTTACTCTTTACAAGGAGTCTGGTGTAGCAAATGACATTTCTGATGACATCTTACTTGAGCGTTATGAAAACATTGTGTTTGATGACACTACTTCAAGTGATTATGCTCCAACAGTAATTAACATTATTTCACCAAACATCTCAGTATCTGTTGCTGGTGGTTATGCTGGTGCATCTATTACTCTAGCAACCTACCCACTAACAAGTGGTTCAAATGGAACTGCTACAGCATCTACTGACTACACTGCATACAAAGGAACTGCTAATTCAGTGTTTGAGAGATTTACTTCTCTTGATCGTCCACTAGTACTATTCCTACCTGTTGCAAATGCATTAGCATCTGGAACAGTTGCAGTCTTTGATGCAGCAACCTCTTGGGCAGAAGAAAATAACGGCTTTGTTGTTATTGGGACTGATCCAGATCTAACAGTAGCAAATGCTGTTTCTTTTGCTGGATCTCTTACTGATACAAGCAACGCTGCTGTCTACTATCCAAATATCTTTATTTCAGATCCACTTGGACGTAGTTCTGGAGCACTTCGTAAGATTGAACCTACTGGCGCAGTTGTTGGTCTTTACTTATCAACAGATGCAAGCCGTGGTGTATTCAAAGCACCTGCTGGAATTTCAACTCCAGTGCTAGGAATCGTCTCTGTAGAAAAAACATTTACATCTGCAGAGTTAGATACCATGAATGCAAGTACTTCTCCAGTAAATCCAATTCGTCAAATTCCTGGCGCTGGTCTTTCTGTAATGGGTGCTCGTACATTAAAGCAAGATGGAACTGCAAACAAGTATGTAAACATGCGTCGTTCTTTAATTTATATTCGCAAGAATCTAAAGAACTTAACAGAGTTTGCATTATTTGAAAATAATGACGAAAGATTATGGGCCCGTATTAATACTAATATCGGTTCCTTCTTAAGTGAGTATCGCAATCAAGGTGGTCTTCGTGGAGCAACCCAATCACAGGCTTACTTTGTAAAGTGCGACGCAGAGAACAACTCAGATGCAGATATTGCAAATGGTGAAGTTCACATTCAAGTTGGTGTTGCTCTTCAATACCCAGCAGAGTTCATCGTCATCGACCTCAGCCAAAAGACGCTGAACTAATCCGAAGGAGATAATAAATAAATGCCTACAATCATTAATAATCGGTCAAGTTTAATTACCGATCCATTACGTAACTTTAGATTTTTAGTTACGTTTAAACCTATCCCAACAGCAAGCACTGCAACAACAAACTTGGCTGCAGCCACTACTTTTGGGTTTACATCAATCTCTGGAATGGCGGTTACAACCGACTCTATTCCTTACCGTGAAGGTGGATACAACACCACTGTTCACCAGATTCCAGGGCAAACAACCTTTGCTCCGATTACATTACAACGTGGTGTAATTCTTGGAACTAATCAAAACTATGAGTGGATGCGAAATCTGTTTGCTACAGTACAAGGTGGAGGAACTACCCGTGGTAAAGAGCAGAACTTCCGTTGCAACTTAGAGATTCAAGTACTGTCTCATCCAATTCCATCAGCGGGTGAAACTCCTCAGAACACTCCATCAGCAACTGATCACATAGCAATGCGTTTTGAAGTTTATAACGCATGGCCAACCGCTGTAGCATACTCAGACCTAAACGCTGGTGATAATGCTTTACTTGTTGAACAGATGACCTTGGTACACGAGGGATTCAATATCAACTTTGCATCATCTCTAGCAACTAGCGCAGCAGCATTTACCGCATAATCTAACAAAGGATAACAATGACGAATACCATTAGCGCAGCGGTTAATCCCGCATTAGCAAACCAAATGTTAAACAAGGCGTTGACTGAAACGCCAAAAGAAAGAACGCCTGAAATCGTATCTCCTTCAGATACAACTGTTGAACTTCCTGGCGGCTATATAAACGCCGCTGGGGAGGTCATCAGAACTGCAGAGGTTCGTGAACTAACAGGTAAAGATGAAGAAGTTATTTCTAAAACTAATAACTTAGGTAAAGCAATTTTAACTATCTTACAATTAGGAACCGTTAAAATTGGCAATGAACCATCTAGTGATAAGTTATTAGATGAACTTTTAGTTGGCGATAGAGATGCTATTTTGCTTGGCATCATTAAAGCCACTTTTGGAACTACAGCAAAACTTCCAATATTCTCAGATGGCGAACAGAAGTTTGTTGAGATTGATCTTAACACTGACATTAAAACTAAGTTCCTAGCAGATCCTATAAATGAACGAATGTTTACCGTTAAAGGTAAAGCCGTTGAGTACACAGTAAAACTGCCCAACGGAGTTGTTCAAAGAGAAATGATTAACAATGCAGATAAGACTCCTGCAGAACTAACTACTATTGTTTTAGAAAATACTTTAGTTCGTATAGGAGAGGCCCCTGTATACAGCAAAGCACAAGTGCAAGCACTTAGCGTTGTTGATCGTAGAACGATTATTGAAGAGATAAACAAACGAGCCCCTGGGCCACAGTTTGAAGACATAGTTGTTACAGACCCCGATACAGGAAGTGAGGTAACGGTTCCTATTAATTTAGGATCCTTATTTCAATTCTAATGTGATTAGTTACGCCAGATTATTCTCTGAATGGTCTGCGTTATCTGAGTACAACGATGGATGGTCTTTATCTGAGATAAAAGGTTTATCTCAAAGAGAAAGAAGCAACTGGTTAGAGGTTGCAAGAGTGCGATACGAAAGGATGAGTAATGGCTAAAGATCCCGTATCGCAAATTTCCAATGTAAACGCTGGTCTAGATCAGACTCTAAAAAAACTTAATGCCTTTGAATCTATTCTCAAAAGGATAGGTGGAGTTGCAACAAAGTCTCTAGATTCAGTAAGCCGCATAATGATGCCAAGTGTTGGCATGGGTCCTGGATTAGGTTTAGGAAGTAGTAACGCTCAATTTAGTAATGGTGCAGGTGGTACACCTGCAGGTAGTAGCACTAATGCAATGCCTTGGATCTATTCAAAGACAGGTGCTGCAGGTGTTGCTGGAGTTCAACTTGGATTAAGTGTTGCAGGAGCAGCCTACAGTGCGATGCCAGATCTTGGTATGACTGTATCTCGTGCAACTGGCTTCTACCAGAGTTCACTACGTACTGGTGGAATGATGAACCGTGCAGGAGTTGCTGCGGCCACCTTTAGTGCATTAGGTGGTGGCATAACTGGAGTTGGCGATGATGTAGCCGCAGCGTCAATGCTCTCTCAAGGTTATAACTTTATGCCAGGAACATCTTCATTTAATAGAATGATGCGTGAAGTGGGCGGTGTT